TTTGGCGAGACCGGGATTACCGAGACCCTGACGGATTTTCTCAGCTTTCCGCTCCATTGCAATTTCAGCTTTCAAACTGTCTTGCAATTGAAGAAGCTCGGCCATCTTGTACCGCTTCAGGCTACGCCCGCCGATCTGATATTCCTGCACCATCCCGCCTTGGGCGAGAGTACGGATGGCGGCGTCAACATAAGACAGGTCAATTTCAGCGCGAGACCGATCATCAAACGCACCAGGCGAGCCGGCATACTTGGCAGTGGCCTTGACGGTGAACTGACCGCGACCAGCGGTGTACTGCAGCGTGCTGTAGGTGGCAATCGCCTGCCAAGTCCACAGCCCAGCATCAAAGCCAGTGGTGGTCGATGCAGGGACTGTTACCCGCCAACCAGTGCCTTCAGCAGTGCCAACAACAGTCGTGCCTTCACTTGCAGTATTCGTCCGTGCGTACCACGTGAGCGTGTAGGTGCCGCTGTCGATGTTCGTGCCAATGGCATCCTTGAACGCAGGTACGTCAAAAATGACCGTGTCACCCGCGTAAATCAGGTTCGGGACAAGGATGCTCACCAGCTCGTCACGAATGAAGGATTGCTGCGCCGTACCCGCCTTTGCGGTGGCCGATATGGTGAGTCTATCGGCTTGTCAGGCAATACGTCACTTGTATCTGCTTTTTTCGCAGCCTTGCCAATACTCCGCTCAAACTGCTCAAAAATCGTGTTCCTGTTGAACCGCATGTACAGAAAATGCAGCGCCGCATAGCTGTACACAAAACAGTCCAATGCCTCGTTGCGATCACCCGGTCGCTTCTTGCACTATCGAATCGCAAAACCCTTGACGTAGCGGACGACCTGGCGCTCCGACGTGATTTGCTTGAAGTACTCCTGACCGGCCTCGGCGTGGAAGTGAATGTAACCCGCACCATGCTCGTTGTGCTTCAATCTGCCGAACAAGGTGGACTTGATCGTGTCAGAGCCGACAGGGAACACCTCAGCCGAATTTTTCAAAACTTGCCCTTTGTAGTTAATATCCACCTTGGAAGGCTTCCCAATAGGCGGTTTGTTCCGCACCGATTGCCCTTTCAAAGCAAACACACCCTTTCCCTTTCTGGCTCTGGCGTACGCATACACTTCGCTTGTGAAGTGACCGCCGGAGTCAACACCAATTGCCGAAACTTTCAGTCTTCCGCCATCGGCATGCGGGTAATCCCTTAGCAAGAGGTCATCAACTTGTTCCCACAACTTTTGTCCGGCTGGATCGCCGTAAATTTCTGTGTGACTGATCAACCAGCTCTCCTCACCAGCGCCCCACGCATAAAGCCCAACAGCGACCCTGTTGTCCTGCACGTCAACGCCAGCAGTCAGTATCGAAGCGCCTTTCGGGACTTCACCGGCGGGATAGAACTCGGCTCGCTCAGAAAGGCTATCGGCACCAAGTTTTGCCCCAGTTTCTTCCTCCCAAGTTTCGCCCAAAATGGTATTAACGAACGTCTTCAACAACGGAGCGTCGTTCTTCGCACGTAAAAATTCGCCAACAATTTCTTCCCAGCTCTTCCACCCAAGTGGAGAGTACAAGGAGGACAAATGGAATCCAACCGTCCTTGCATCTTGGCTTGTGGTCGTCGCACGCCACTCACCTTTGCGCAGCATTTCGCTCTTGTAATGCTCTGGTATGTGCGCCCCGCAAGCCTCGCAGACATACGCAGCAGTCTTTGGATCACCGTCACGCCACTGCAAGTTCTTCCACTGCAGCCACTGCATGTGATCGCAATGTGGACACGGGACAAAATATCGACGTTGATCCGACGCCAGATATTCCGTCTCAATCCGGCTCGTATCCTTTACCGTTGGCGTGGACGTAAGGATGATCTTCCGACGAGAAAAGGTTGACGCACGACGCTCAGCCAATGCACAAGGGTCGCCTTCACCGTCCACATCACTCGGAAAAGCATCAACCTCATCAAGAAGCACCCAGCGACAAGGAGCAGACCGTAAGCCCGTAGCGCTGTTGGCACCCGTAAGTAGGAGGATCCCACCAGGGAACTCCTTTGAAAACATCGTGTTGCCTGAATCGCGGCTTCGAGCAGGAGCGACCTTGTCTGCAAGGCACGGTGTCTCATGAATCAGCGAATCAAGCCGCTGCTTTGACAATCTTTTAGCCATCTCAATCGTCGGCTGCACGAAAAGTGCTGGACCCGGCGCATGGGCAATCATGTAGCCCACCACGTTGTTGATCGCTTCTGTCTTGCCAAGCTGCGCACCAGCCATGAACACCACCTTCTGAACGGCGGAGTTGGCAGACATGCAGTCCATGATCTCCTTGAGGTAAGGAGTCCTTTCCGTCCGCCACGGTCCCGGCTCGGCGCTCGCCTTATTGGACAACATCCGGTACAGATCCGCCCACTGACTCACGGACAGATCAGGGTCAGGACGGAGGCCATCGCGAAATGCCTGCCGATATAGCAATGCTCCGTCACGCATCGGTCAACGTCTCCAGCGCCTTGCGGATCTCCTCGGTCAACGTCTGGTGGATGACAACAGGATCCGACTCCGCAGCCAACTGGTTGCTAACGCGATCAGGAATATTACCCAGAGCATCCCGTACAGCACGAGCAGCAGTGAAAGCCTCCCGCTGTACACGAGCAACTTCCACGAGTTGGTCCTCTTTGACCTCCAGATCCAAGCGAGCAAGCTCCGCACGAAAATGCTCAGACTTCGCACGACTTTCATTGAATGTCGGAATCTCAAGGTCAGCCGATGCCTTCCGTGTTGGACTTTTACTGACATCACCAATCCAAGCAGCCATCGCCGCATCTTCATCAAAAACGATTGATCTGCCGCGTTTTTCAAACGTGCCGTCAAGGCGCCCAGTTTTCTTGACTTGAGACACACGAGCTTCGCTTACGCCAAGCATTTCAGCAAGTTGCGCCTGTGAAATTTCAGCCATTACAAAAAGCTCAATTGATCAACGCTTTTGGTGGATTTATTCAAAATCTTTAAAATTAGCCTCCATTTTTTATCGTCAAAAAAATCCTGCCGTTTGTACCATTCTTCTGGATGGTGGTTGCGTTTTGAGAAATTGCAGGTTTTGCAGGCTGGAACAAGATTGCCCAAAACGTGAGTCCCGCCCTTTGAAACTGAAATGAAGTGATCAATGTGCAATATTTCATCGGATTCAGATTTGCCGCAATAGGCGCAGCAATCGCCAAATAAAGCAAATTGCCGGCGAAGGTCTTTCTTGGAAACTTGTACAATTAGGACACTTTTAAGCTTGGCTTTGTATCTTCTTGTTTTCTCGCGGTCGTAAATAATTTTTAGCTTTCGCCTTTCCTCTTCTTTTGCAAACAACTGTTCTGCTTTTTCAACCAACTCGACCACGCTTGGCGATAATTTTGGCTTTTCAAGCCAGCGTTGAAGTGGTTTGTAATTGTGTAACTTTTCACCGTCGCTGACAAAAGGTCGGTCGGATCTGCCACGCGTCCGTTTGTATTCACGCATATAGGCAAGATGCGCCTCCCAGTTTGCTTTTATTCGATTCCTTGTACGTTGTTTGTGAATTTCGCGATTTCGCTCATACCAACGGCGAGCTGCCTCTTTCTGCTTTTGCGGATCTGCGTATGGCAAGAGTTTTCAGGAGTGGTTAAGCCAGCTTAAGAGGTAATAGCGGCTTTTTTGCCAAACATTGGAATTTCATACTATAATGCGTCGTTTTTTGCGTCTCACATTGAGATTGCCTTAAGACGCTTGACATCTGGCGCTAGCGGATTAGTGCAGCTCGAAAGTACCTACGCCGCAGGGTGCAGGAAGGACCCGCAATTGAGAATCATTCTCATTTCTGTCTCACCGTGAGAACGGTTCTCATTCTCGCGGTTTGGCGGTAATGATTCTCATTCTCACCAGCCATGGCTGCCCATAGGGTCATTGCAATTGCGGATCATTCTCAGCAATAGCAGGCACAAAAAAAGACCCGACCAAGCGGCCGGGCGGTTGTGGTTTGCTGTTGAATCAGGCGAGCGGTTCATGATTGCGGATCGCATCACTGGCGCGGCGTTTGCCTGTGCCGTGAGCAATGAACGCGATTATCAGATTGCGCGGCCGCTTGTGGCAGAGTTTGCAATCGGCGCATGTTGTAGTGTCACTGC